AATCACCGTGACCACCCGCGCCATTGAAAGCGGGCAGGGGCTGTTCAACAACAAGGTGCTGCCATTCCTTCTTTCGCAATTCGGAATCTCAGATTGGGAGTATGTCCTCAAGCCGCCAGAAGAGAAGGACGAAATGGCGGAAAAGCAGCGCGAGGCGCAGGAAATTGCAAACGCCCAGGCGATGCAGCAGCTTGGCTTTAAGGTCGAGCGCACTGCAGACGGAAAATTCAAATATTCCGCCAAGCCAGAGCCGCAAGAGCAGGCGGCACCTGAACCTTCACAAAAACCCGCAGAGCTGCCCGCGTTGAATGCGGCTCGGCTTGACGGACAGCCCCAGAAGCCCACGGCATGATTAAATGCCCCCCAAAACCTTCCATACGCGGGCGCAACGGCTTGCGGCAGCCCGTCGCGCAATCTTCAACCGCGCTTATGACAAGACCACCCGCGCAATCAGCGAAGACATCAATCGCATGATACTTGGCGGGCTCTCGCGCAAGGAAGGGAACGCGAAAATCGCAGAGCGCATAGAAAAAAAATATCCGGAAGTCAGCGCAGCCCGCATCGTGCGGAACGAAACGCACTCCATCGAAAGCCTGATGCGCGAGGTCAATTTCCTTGAATCCGACCCCAACGCCATGATGCTTTATGTCTGGCAGGTGGTGCGCGACAAGCGCCTGACTCCCATCTGCAAGCGCATCGCAGACCGGGCAAAAAGCGGGGTGACGATGGACCGCCTGAAGGAAATCATAGCGGAAGAAGCAGACGCGCGCACATACCGGGCAGCAAATCCGTACGTGCCGCACATTGGCTGCAGAAGCGTAATGCGGAGGAAATACCAATGAGCTGGAGGCACCCGCTGGCAGACACGCCGTACACGCTTGTCATGACCGCCACCGAGTATAAAACGGGCGTTTGCCGGAAACAGCGCCCCTCACCACGGAAAGTAGGGGACGTCTGCAAGCCGATACGAAAGGGCAGCTTTGAGGCTTTCGGCATAGGCACGCGCATTCGAGTGGAGAATGTCACCGAAGAGGGACTTGTCATTTTCTTCCGCAAGCTCTGACGATAAACTGTAAATTTAAAAAACTCAGCCCGCCCAAATCTTCGTGCGCAAAGACAACTCTATGCAGGGCGAGGACGACTTCTATATCGTTAATGCACAGGAGCGCATTTTCAAATGCTGGGCAACGGTGGAAATACTCGACACCCAGGGGCAGATAATCCCAATCGAGCAGATGCGGAAGGTCATGCCGATGCTTCTCACCCGCACGGTGCCAATCCACATCGAGCACACCAACAAGGCGGTGGGGGAAGCGCTGAACTACGAATTCGCGCAGAATGCCGATTATGGCGCAGAGGGGCTTTTGGTGACGGGCAAAATCTACAAAGGCTTCCCGCTGGATGACCAGGCGTGGTTTGGGATACAGAGCGGCAAGCTGCGTGGCGTTTCAATAGGGGGGCAAAGCAGCACTGGCAAGCCCGGCACAACGGAATGGGTTGCCCCATGCGAGATTGCACTCACATCGCGTCCCTCTAATCCGGGCGCAAGAATGGTGGCGGTTGCAATGGCAAAGAGCGACAACAAAGAATACGACAAGGAAAGCAAGGAGCATCCAACGCTGCCAAAAGAAACGGTGGAGCAAATCGTAGAAGATCACAAGAAAAAAGATTTGGAAAAAGGTGGTGCTGTGGCTGAGGAAAAACCCGTGGAAAACAAGGAGGAGGAAAAGAAAGAAGACATCCCAGAGAAAAAGGAGGATGTTGAAAAAGCCGAAGCCAAGCCGGAGCAGCCTGCCGCACCAGAAGCGCCAGCAAAACCAGAAGCCCCAGCAGCACCCGCAGCTCCCGAAGCGCCAGCAAAGCCGGAAGAGAACGACCTCACCAAAATGATGAAGACATTCGCAGAAACGCAGGCAAAGGACCACGAGCTGCTCATGAAAGTTGCCGAGAAGCTTTTCGGAGCTGCGGACGTGAAGGAATCTGAAATTCCGCCCGCCCCGCCAGCACCGGCTGCGGCACCCGTTGCAAAGTGCAACCAGGAAATGGGCAAGGCTGCAATTGCGGACATGGCAAAATCTGCCGAGCCCGTGCAGCCCGTGACAGCCACGCCGCGTCCAGAAGTCAAGGAGATGCAATTCAATCCCAACCAAAAGAAGGGAGATGAACCGAGTGCGGCAGAAATCGCGCTTGGAATAAAAAAGCTCGATACCCGAAGTTTCGTAAAGAAGCTCGGAGCGCAGAGCGCATAGGAGGAATGAGAAAATGGCAAGCGAGGAAAACCTTCGGCTCTACAACGAGCTGATAAACCAGCAGTATGCGGGAATCACGGCATCGGACATGACAAAGGCGGACAACCCGATGACCACAACCGCACCGGATGGCGGGCGCTACAACGCCGTGTTCGGAGCTTCTGTATTCCAGCAGCTGCAAACTGCCAGCGTGCTTTTCAACAGGCTCCCGAAGTTCGCGTATTCGCGCGCAGGCTTCCGCGCGAGGAAAACGCGCTACCTCTCCAGCGCAGGTGGTTCGGAAGGCACCATCAACGTTGCGGAAAACGCCGCAGTGCCGGACAGCCTTGCTTCCGACACGGGGGAAATCACAGTCGGCATCAAGGAGCAGGCGATGGCGGTTGAGTATTCAATGCGCATGCTGCTTCTGAGCAAGACCAACGACGACGTCGGATTTGACGTTGCCAACGAGCTGGAATACGCAAAGCAGAACTTTGCGTATCTCATCAACAAGGCACTCAACACCGACGTGACAACTGTTGCCTCAACGAATATCGAGTCAATAGACCGCATTGTGTCCTCATATGCTGAGGTCACCAACTGCGGGGATGTCACGGCAAACGATGCAGACATCTACTCGCAGGACAGGGATGCCGCAGCGTCCTGGGTTGATGCCTACACGGACCACAATTCCAACACGGCGCGCGCGCTTTCCAAAAAGATTGTGACAGACCTCATCGCCAACACCGTGAAGGCAGGGGCAGACCCGAACAGCCAGTTCTTCTACACGGGCACCGACACCTACGAGCAGCTTTGCCTCCTCTTCGACACCCAAGTCCGCTACGTTGAACCGCCACAGAACGGCGGCACAAACGCGACGGCTGACGGCAAGGGAGTCGGCATCGGCGCAGGGCGCGAACTTGCTACCCTCTTTGGTCGCCCGATATACGTGGCACCTGCGGGGGAAGTCGTGGCAAACGGCGACATCAGCAACCTCTACCTTCTGACCGACCAGTATGACCCGGTCTACAAGGAGCCGATACTTGGCATCAAGGTGCTGCAGGCGCCAATCCTTGCGGAGAGCCGCCTCGTCAACTATCCCGCGCACGCCAAGCTGGGCAACGAGCACCTCATCTACAGCGCGATGGAGCTCGAATGCAAGCGCTTCAACGTGCAGGGCAAGGCGCGCGACCTCGCGGTCATAGCGTAAGGCGTATAAATCTACGCCGAGTAGGAATGAGCGGAGGGATTGAGTATGGCAAAAGTCCTGAAGACAAGCCGAGCAGAACCCGTGACCTACTACACGGCTGATGGCGGAGCCTACAATTTTTTCGTGGGCTCGCATCATCCGGGGAGCAATGGATCGCAGCTCATAATGAAGGACGAGCACGCGGAGGAGCTTCTGCGCAAGTACCCAGACGAGCTGAGTGAAGTCCCGCATGACAAATGGTCTGGGATGCAGAAGGAAAAGGCAGGCGGGTTCATAGAGTCAGTCACGAAAGAAGCGGCGGAGAAATTCCCCGTTCTGAAGAACAAAATCCTTGGGAAAAAGCCCAAGTAGGGAGGTTAGGGCATGGCATTCTCGTCTACACTGGTGAAAACAGGCGTCATGGGCGACATGAGTTACGCAATCTTCACGTACAACTCAGCGGGCGTGACAACGGGCACAATCACAACCCTGAAGGGTGTGCTGGGTGTTGCGTGGACACCGGCGACAATTCGGGCTTCTGCAACCATTGATTACACGTCTACTCCGGGCAACATCGTGATTGCAGGCGTGACTGCAGGAGATACCGGCACCGTCATTGTATTTTACAAGGGCGGATTCTGAGGTGCGAACATGGGGAAAACACTGGCGCTTTTCGCGCTGATGCTGACGGTTGCCATCGCATTCGCGGTGCAGACCTCGACCAATTTCTACCCGACGGGCTACGACCAGCGCCAGCTCCTCATAACGCAAACCCCCTACACGGCAGAGATAGCTTCAATGCAGGGGCTCTTTGGCACCGTCCGCTACATCTCCATCGACAACAGCAAAGGCGGAGAGGACCTTGTCTGCCAGTTCCACAACGATGGCGGCGCAGCCCTTGAAAGCCGCGCGCTGGCTGCTGGGCAGGCTTACGCGAACCGGACGATGATAAACACCAGCTCCAACTTCGGTCCCATGAATTTCACCTGCTACAGCCAATACCTTAACGGGACTACTTTCCCAAAATCAAACGTCACCTCCTGGTGGAAGCTTGATGAATGGTATGGCAACAGCACAACCGATGTCTATTCCCTCAACACGCTTGAAACCGGCGCGATGAACGGAGGGGGCGGCATCAACAGCAGCTGGACATCTGGGAAAATCTACAACGCCACCATTCTCAACGGGGGCAACCAGACGCTCAAAATCAACGACAGCCAGTCCATGAACATAAGCAAGTTCCACCGATGGTCTTTTGCGATGTGGATATTGCCTACTGCATTGAGCACAAACCAGACCTTCTACATTTTCCACAAGGGCAGCCTTGGCGGGAACATCTCCAGCGGAGGGGCGGTGGGCGGCACCAACGGCACCGCCGCGCTTGCGGTCAACAACAGCGGCATAAACTGGACGATTGATACGAATTTCACGTTCTCCACTCTCGCATGCAACAACACCGAGGGAATTTTCAACCGGTCCACATGGCAGCACCTGATTTTCTCCTACAACCTTTCTGGTGCAACCACTGGGGGCGTGACAAATCAAACCATCTACCTGAATGGCGTGCAGCTCTGCAGCAGGCAGAGCACGAAGAACGAGGTAGTGAACAACAGCAACTCGCCGTGGCGCTTTGGGGACGGCTACAGCCTCAGCAATTACTCAATCGCCCTCAACTGGAGCGCGGCATACGACGACATAATCTTCGCCAACGAATCCATAAATGCCTCACAAGCCGCATACATCTACAACAGCTCCATAAAGAGAATCAACGTGCAGGCAAGCCTCGTGACGCTCCGATAAAAGTAAGTGAGTGAGATGGATGGGGTCGGAAGACCGGGCAGTCAGCGCTATTTTCATCATCCTACTTCTTGCTTTTTTCAGCGCGCCCGCCTTCGCCGTCACCAACATCAACGCCTGCACGAACCTAAACACGCCAGGCGAAACATACGTGATGACAGGAAGCGTGACAAGCACGCAATCATGCATGAACTTCACGGCGGCAGGCGTGACACTTGACTGCAACAGCTTCGCCATCACTGGAACAAACGCATCTGGGAGAGCCGCACTGAACTTTACCACGAACTCAAACACTGCAGTAAATTGCCGAGTGTCCAATTATGACTATGGCGCGTATATCAATGCAACCACATTTGCTAATGCATACAAAAACGTAATATCAGCAAGCCGCATAAATTCATCAGGACATGCGGCAATTCTATATCAAGGTTCTTCAAGCGGGCAAGTCCTGAACACCCAGATTGCAACCTTCGCTGCCGCATACGGGTTGCGCCACTTCGGGACTCAAACTGACGGGCTTTACATCTCAGGCAGCATCTTCAACGGCACTGTGTCAGGCAGCTATGCTGCAAGAATAGACACAGCAACTCACATAACAATCCTTAACTCGTTTTTCTACACCCAAGACGTTGCTGGGCTATACCTTGAACAAGTAAATTCAAGCTCAATATCAGGTTCAACAATTAAGACGTTTGTGAAGGGTGCGGGGCTATACGCCTCAAGTTCAAGTGCCAATGAGATATTTGGAAACACTATTGCTGCCGAAGGCGTCGGGCTGCAATTCGTATCAGCAAGCACCTCCAACAAAGCATACACAAACACAATTATGAGCAACAACACAGGCGGTGTTGTGTCAATCGCGGCAACCGCCACGAACAATAATCTATCGCGCAACACATTGACATCAATACGCCCTAACGTCCCCTGCATACAGACAATCGCAACATCGGGGATTATAGAAAAGAACATAATAACCTGCCCGCTTTCAGGCATTACGTTTGGAGTTGGCGCGGCAACCACGAACCACAACGTGACGTTCAACAACATTGTGGTGAACTCGGCAAGCGCAGCAATAGTGTTCTCAGGCTCGTTGAGCAGCAACAACTACGTCGCGTTCAACAACCTGACGCAAAGAAACACGACGGCAAAGGCGGAAGCGGCATTTGTGATAAACCAGCCTTCGTCAGGCATGGGGGCAAACAATACGTTTTTCTCAAATATTCTGAATTTTACAAACGGAACTGGGCTGCGCATGATAGGGAGCGGCAGGTTGCTGAATTTCACAAACAATACCTTCATGAACCCCAACGGGCTGGCTTTCAATGGAAGGTGGATAAACAACACGGATGCAAGTAGCAACTTCTCATTCAACACCTATCCCAACACCTCCTCATACCTCTGCTACGACAGCAACGGAGATGGGGCAGCAGACATGGGAACGCAATACCCATTCAACCAGACTTTCCTAAATGCGTCACTTTGGTATGGGAACGGTTCAGACCAACCGAAGATTGCAAACCCAATCCCCCCGACAGGGCTTAACTGGACAGGGGCAGTGGAGATAAACTCCTCACAAAACACGGTGCGGTTCTTGAATCTAACGGGGAATTTCACAAGCGTGGGCTTTGGCACGCATACTTGCATCTTTGCCATCAACGGCACAAATTATTCTGGCACTTCCCAAAGCAACGTCTGCTATTATCTTTACGATGGAGAAGCGCTGGGATATGGCGAGCGCAACATTACTCTTTACGTGATTCGCTCAAACCTTGGGCTGAGCACTGTCAACCGGACTGAAAGCAACTGGTGGAATTGCACCATACTCCGTCCTCTTCCGCCGCAAAACGTCAGCTGGCTGCAGCCCACGGCAAACAACAGCTTCTGCCGCACGCTGACCAATACCTACGAGGCGATCTACCAAAACACCTCAAATGAGGCTGCCACGGCATGCGCGCTCAACTACTCCAACGGCTCTGGCACATTTTCAGTTGCGGGAGTTCTGAGCGCGTATCAGGGATTTTATTGCTATCAGGAAAAAACCAACAGCACGGATTGCACAAGCGACGGGCTCGGCGTATCTATGAACTCCAGCAGGTCGGGCAGCACCGGCTGGAACACAAACGGCGGTCCTGCCGACGTTCTCTTCGATGGAAGCTACACCACCGGGGCTTACGCTGATTGCGGGGTAGGATATGGCAGCATCGTGCAATTCTACGAGAATTACACAAAAGTCCCGAATTCCGATAACGGGACCATCTGGCAAGTCAGTATAGACAGCAGCGGAACGAAGGGCAACATCTCAAACATGTCCGCCTTCTGCTGGGAGGCATATTCTGACAAGCTGCGGCTCAAAGTTGAAACAAACACCACCACTAACTGCATCACGGGCTACACAAATTACAGCTGCTGGAACGGAACAGCATGGAAACTCTTGGATAGAAAAACATCGGGGTGGTTCCACGAAGCGGGGATGTGGTGGCACTACCCCCCACAAACCCATTGCCAAATCAACCTGACCGCTCCGATACAGCCTTTCTATTCCATCAACATCACCGCTTGTTTTGAGAACAACTACTCCCTCCAAAACTGCACGGTCACTTGGGGCTTTCAGTACCGCATCCCCTATCCGCAAAACTGCACCTTCACAAACCCCCCTATAAATGCCTCCACCACCCTAAACCTGACGCTTTCTGCAAACTATTCCTGCGACATAGACTACACCAACCTCTCCCAATGCTTCATAACGGTGCAAAACGCAACCGCATACTACAACGTGTCCGGCGCACCTGTCCAGGGGGCATGTTTCCAGAACTTTGCCGACCAGCCCACCTGTGCCGCGGCGGGAGCTTACTATCCGGAAGAGGGGTATGCTTGGCAAACTCCGCCTGGCATCCAAGCCCTGTATGACGGGAACTGGAGCAGCTTTTGTCCAACGGCACCATCATTCTCTTCTTCGTATTATGTGCTTCCGGCAGGATATACAGATGCCAAAGTGATTGTGGGCTGGAGCAACATCTCAAACGAAACCCTGCCAATCCCGGAAAACTGCCTGAATGATCCATTAGTAGGATACGAGGGGGGCGTGTTTTTCTACTACTACCAATCAAACCATTACGCCAATGACAATTCTCTTTATTGCTATTACGACGATTTTTCAGTGGAAACGATAGCCGTTGCCGCATACCCCTCTAAAATCAACCTGACTGAGCTCGCCATGAATTATACGATGGGGGAGCCATATTGCTCCGTGAATGTCAGCAGGCTTCCAAGCTATACCTACTACACGAACCTGACCGGATACGCCGTCACGGAAGTGCCGACGATGAATTCAACCCCGACATGGCAGTTCACGTTCATCTACCCAGAAGGCGCAACAAACGCATTTATCTACAACGGCAGCGCCTACATCAAATTCAATTCCAGCAACCGCATGCAATTCCGCTGCCTGCCTTCTACCCCATATTGCCAGCCCATCAATCAAATAAACGGCACCGGGCAGGCAATCCTGCGCCACATGAACAACGGCACAGCCACATCAACATGGCAGGCGATAAAGACGGCGGCGACGTTTCCGACTGCAATCCTGCGCTGCGGAACGAGTCCCGACCCAACACAGGCAACCGTGCTGACGACAAGCTTCCAGAACTACAGCACATCACCGCTTGCAATGGGCGCAAACAACAGCCTTTATTGTTTTCTCACGCAAAGCACGTATGGCGGAAGCTACCCGCAACTTACAAATTTGAGCTTGGAGATGGGATGATGTCGAACATTGAATCGGGCGAGGTTGAAGTCCTTCTGGACTACATCCATCTCGCCGTGGAATTGGAATCGGGGGCAATTGCCGTGCCGCTTGAAAGCGGAGTGATTGCCCTGGCAATGGAAAATGGCGCGCAAGCACTTGCACTGGAGAGCGGGAGCATCGCAGCGGACTTCCCAATAGAAATGCTATAAAACATTGCTGCAGAGAGGGATACAATGGGATTGGTGAAACTGAATCTGGTGAAGGGCGACACACTGCCCGCGCTTGTTTTCACCGTGTCGCGCGGCGGTGTTGTGCTCAACCTTACGGGAGCTACCGTCAAGTTCAAATTCAAGCCCGCAGCTGGCGGCGCGCAGGTAAATCCAGCCGCCGACACTTGCACGCTTACGGACCCCACAAACGGAGTCGCCACCTACAGCTGGGGCGCAAACGACCTGGCAACGGCTGGGGAATACATAGGCGAGCTTGAGATTACCTTTGCCGGGGGCACAATACAGACGGGCTTTGACCAGTATCTGATGATAGTGAGGGATGCGCAATGAGCACAACATACACGACAGTCGCCAAAGTTGCCGCATATCTTGGTATGCCAACGGACTGGAGCGGGGTCACAAAACCCACAAAGACCGACTTGGAGAACATCATCAACCAGAACGAAGACCGCATAGACCGCACGACTGGGCATGCTTGGCGCAATCGATACTCCGGCACGGACACCTATTCTGATGTCACCTCGAAATATGAGTATTACGACGCGCCAGACGTTTTTGACGTGATAGATGGGGGGAAAATTGCCCTCCGCCACCGCAACATCTACCAGCTCAGCATCCCAAGCGAACAGGTGGACGCATGCGAGGCGACCACGGGCTGGACCGCAAGCGGAACGAACAGCATCAGCACTTCAACCGCGCAAGTAAAACAAGGCACGTATTCCCTGACGCTTGTGAAATCCGACGTCACGAGCGCAACTTGCAGCGCCTCGAAAACCACGACAACGGTGGATGTCACAGCCAAAACATTCTCAGCAGCTATTTACATCTCGGCAACGCTCTACGCAAAACTCAAAACCGCAGGCACGGTGCTGGAGATACGCTTTGGCAGCGACTCAAGCAACTACTACGCCAAAACGTACACGAAAATCCAATTGGCATCTGGCTGGAACACGCTGACATTCACTACTGCCATGGCGACAAGCAGCACCGGCACGCCTGTGGTCACGGCATGCGACTACACCTATATTGCCTTTGTGACTTCAGCAACCTCAGATACGGCGGCAGCCGGGGATTTCATCTTCGACGATTTGAAACTTCTCTCTTATGGCGATGCGCTGGAAGTCTGGGAAAACAACGCCTATGTGGACTACCTCGCAACCAAAACAGAGGGGCGCGCAAACGACTACTGGCTGAACTACGAGAAGGGCGTGCTTTACATTTTCGACCTGCCAAGCCGCAAGGAAAATGCAGTCCGCATCAAATACCGCTATGGCGGCACAACCGTTCCGCTGGACATAGAGCGCGCGTGCACGCTCATGACGGCGATTGACCTCGTGACATCCGATGACCGGAGCGTGCTCCTGCCAAGCGGCGACAACTCCGCGCTCCGCATGTCCGAGAAAATAGAGGTCATGCAAAGGGAAGTTGAAAAAATACTGACGCACCGGACAGAATACCGGTTTATGAAGAGGAATTGAGATGGAAGATGCCGTGGGTGCAATAGTGACCGTGCTTGGAAGCTGGACTTCCACGAATACGGACAACACAAAGCCCTACAAAATTGCCGCAGCCTACACGGAAAAATTCCCCGACACGCGCTTCGGGGATTACGTGCTGGTCTACTCGGCAAGCCACAACGAGCGCCCGGCAAGCCTTGGTTACACGCACATAGATTACGACGATGTTGTGAGCGTGGACATACGCACAAGCTACGGGGGGAATGATTTCGTGAAGGGGCGCGCCCACCTGATAAAAATGCGGGACGAGGCGCGCAGGCTCGTATATGCAAGCAGGACAAGCCTTGGCGGGTACCGCCTGGCAAAAATCGGGCACGTTCAGGACCTCTCCGACAAGAGCACCATGCTCTGGCGGATGGTGGTAGATGTGATGCTCCGGAAAGTGATAGACACCGTTCCGGCATGAGGGGTTGCAATGGCAAGAAAAAACGCAGAGGAAAAGCAGACAGATTTTGCCCCGCTCAAATCCATGAACAGCGCGGCAGATTTCTACGGCTGGAAGGAACTGATAGTCACGGCGCTTGAGCCAAAGGATGCCGAATATGCGGCGCAGCTTGGGCGCAACAACAGCGTGCTGGAGTTTTTCCTCAAAAAAGAGGAAATTCTCGCAAAACTGGGGGTAGATTGACATGACAAAAACCGGAAGCAATGTTTATGCGCTTTACAAGCTGGAAGGCAGCACCTACAAGACAACGTCGGAGACCAACTACAAGTCCTTTGGGCACGACATCAAGCTGACCAGCTTCCAGATAAACAACAACGTGAAGAAGCACTACGGCATCGGCAACTACGAGGCGCTGCAGCAGGTCGGGCTGGCTTTTGAAGGCTCGATGGGGCTGGATTTCGTGCTTGGCGACCCTTGGTGGTTTTCCTGCCTGACTGGTAACATAGCCGCCACCACCGGGGCAGGACCATACACGCACAAGTTCATAGACACGGGCGGCTCCCCATCTTCGCTTGCCGCCATGAAGTCCATGACGATTGACATGAACTACGATTTCAGCACAGCCTCGCACCACACCATCAAGGGCGCGGTCATCAACAAACTGACGATGAACCTCAACGTGGACGAGGATGTGCGCTGCCAGATGGACTTGGCATTCGCGGATTCGACGTGGTCTGAATCAGCCCTGACAACGAAGGTGAACTCGACAGATGCGCCCTACACCTTTGCATACGCAAGCGTGGAATTCCCGACAAGCACAACCATCACAAAAGTTCAAAGCGCGACGCTTGGGCTGAGCCGCAACCCTGAAATCAAGCGCGCGCTTGGAAGCAGGGTGGGGAATTTCTTCATCACCAAGAAGAGCGACTACGATTTCACAATGAAGCTGCCCTTCGACATCGCCACGCTTCTTAAATACACATACGGGAGTTCGTCATCAGTGAGCCCGGATGCTATACTGACGGAAACAGCGAACATGAAGGTGCTGCTGAACAACGGCGCGGCGACAACTGCAAACCGCCAGTTGGAGTTCAACTTTGTCGGGCAGCTCATCAACACCCTTGACACCTCTGCGAGCGTTGAGGATTTGATGACGCAGGACGCGGTATTCTCCATCCGGCAAGTCAGCAAGATACAGGCAATCAACAACACCAGCACACAGCCAGTCTGAGCACAGCAAGGGAAGTCAGTAAGTGAGTGAAAACGGAGGTGCCAAATATGGCATACGAAATAAAGGGCGACGTGGTGCATGTGCGCGTCCCCTACGAAGGGAAAGAGGCGGAATTTGTCGTGGGGCTCATGTCTGCAAAAGAGTGGGCATACGCGATGGACGAGTTCATGATGGTGAAGCAAGGCAGCGGCGCAACCATCCGGATCGGGGCGATGATACTTGCGACTTGGACGAAGTGCATCATAAAGGCACCGTTCCCGCTCGAAAATTCCAACACGATACTTGAGAAAAAGATGCCGCTTGCGGTCATAATGGAAATAGTGGAGGCAATCAAATCCCTGAATGGCATGGTGGACGAAGAACCAAAAAAGTGAGCCGGGCAGACGAGCTATACTTCACAATGGCGTTTTTTTATGGCTTCACGCCAAAGGAAGTGAACGAGATGGACGCTCGGACTGCCATGATGCTGCTCCGGCAAATACCGGCGCACAGGGATATTTTTGCTGGAAAAATGATGGGCAAGGCAATGGGGTTGTGAAATGGCAGAGATGGAAGTAAAACTAAAAATTGCAGATATGGACAAGACCTTCTCCGAGCTCCAGAACAAAATGGGGAAGGTATTCGGGAGCCTGAAGATGCCAAGCTTCGGCGGCGGCAAGGATAGCGGCAACTTTGGCGCAATCTTGAACATCGGCACAAAAGTGCTGGCTGCGGTTTCCATTGTTGCAGTCGTGGCGGGCGCGCTGAAAGACATCCTGCAGCCCATCCTTGACCAGATAAGCCTGCTCGTCCAGATACTCGTCCTGCCATTTGCAAGCCTCTTAAACTCGCTCCTGCGCCCAGTGCTTGGCATGGCGGCAAAGTATCTCATTAGGCTGATGGGACCGCTCAAGAGCTCAGAAGACCGCCGCAAGCTTCCGGAAGCAGGCGCAGCAGCCAAAGAAGGCAAGGAAACAGCAAGCGGGCTTATGGAAACAGTAGTCAACCCGGCAATAAATGTAATCGGGGACGGGCTGCAGCGCGCAGCCAGTGTCCTGGACATCTTCCTGCCGGGCTTTGAGGACACCTTCTTGCGCGGCATGGACTTCATCGGCTCGTGGTTTGCGGGGCTTGCCTCCAAACTGGGCGGAGCGTGGACGCAACTCAACCTTGCATGGGACTGGCTCATGAAAATGGGGCAGGATATCCTCAAACTTGATTTTACGGCAGCCTTGAAAGACTTCGGGATGGTTCTTGGGGGGCTTGGAAAAGCGCTCATGGGTGTGATTTCTGCGATGCTTCAGACGCTTTTCTTGGCGCTCGGACCGCTGGGCATGGCAATCTGGACAGGCGTTGTCGAACCCCTTGTAAATGCCGCCTACAACACCCTAATAGGCTTTGGGACGTATGTTTGGGAGGAGGTGGTGGTGCCAATAACCACAACTGCCTACAACCTCCTAAACGGGCTTGGAAACTGGCTCAAGGAGAACCTGTTCGACCCCATCATAAATTTTGCCGTGAACCAGCTCAAGGGGGCGCTGAGCGTGGCACAGCTAATCTACGATGCAATAAGCGGGCTTTTCAACTGGGCAATAAACTGGGTGAAGGGGCTGCTGGGCAACCTTAACCCCTTCGGGCGCGGAGGGGGAAGTTTCCGCATCTTTGACGCTGTCATAACCCCAAGAGGGCAAGTCATCCAGACGGACCCAGCGGACTACCTCTTTGCCACCAAAAACCCGGAAAAACTGGCTTCTGGCGGCTCACGCAGCATCGTA